GCAGTGCCGTCAAACAACAGCATGTCACCAAGACCTACATTGCCCGTGACTCCGGGGCCGTATCCAGCGTTCGCCGTACCTGCCTTGCTTGCAAAGTACGCATCACCATTTACAGCACCAACGGGCGGCACTGCGGTAGGATCAACCGCACCTTTAGAGTTAAGAGCGCCAGCGGGAAGCAATGAAGCGTCTAGCTTGCCGCCTGCACCAAGGCGAGGGATCTTGTTGCTATCCGCAGCACCAGCCGAGGTGAGCGTGGTCGCTGCCCGCAGACCTACAGGATTGATGGCAACTGTCGAGTCGGTTCCGGTAATGATCTGCGGGCCAGTGGCATACGACACCGCACCGCCAAGCGAAGTCCAAGACGCTGCAACGCCGGGCGCTGTTGGGTTCGTCAGCACATAGGCTTGTGCAGGCGTGCCATAGGTGGCGATGACAACCGATCCTGTGATCGCATTACCGGGGGATGCCGCCCATGTGGTGAAAGCCGCACCGATATTCGCCCCGCCAGTGAGCGAGATTGACTGCGTGGTGATGTTGGCATCAGGGTTGACGACACGCCATGCGGTGCCGTCGAAGAAATACATAGTTGGTTTAGCGGTGCCGCCTGCTGCGCCCGGTGCGTTAAAAGCGATCTCGCCCTCTTTAGCGCCTGTGGTGCCAGGAGATCCCGCTGCGCCGTTGATGCGGCGCTTCATCTGTACTGTGCTTGCCATGATCTACTCCTTGAAAAGTTTGAGATTTAGTACCGACCCTCGTCCAGATCGCCAACCTTCCACGGGAAGTTGGTGACGGAATCAGAGACGAGGATTTGCCCTGCTGCGGTTGCCTTTGGGATCGCAGATGCTTTGACGTATGCTGCATCCCCGTATGCCTTGGTGATCGCCATCTGAGCCAAGGGATTGAGGTTCGCAGGCAGCGTTACATTCGTTGGTAGCTGCGTGCCTGCCGTGAGCGCATTCAGTGCGGTTTGCTGGGCAGTCGTGAGAGTGGTGCCCGCAGCGACGTAAGGACTTGTCGAGAATGGGTTTGTGCCGTTGCCTACCTTGAGTTTGACGACATTGCCTGCAATGCGCTCGATGGCGATCTCGCCATCACCAAGGACAATATCGTGTGCAGCCCAGTCGGCTGTGGCACCGACGATGCTTCTTACTCGTGCGAATGTATCGGTCATAGGTTCCTCAAGCGCTGGGGATTGTTGGCGTTCCCGTCAGCACCCAATCGGGCGACGGGTTGGCGGGTGTGCGGGCGATGTACCAATCGGGTGACGGGTTAGCGGGTGTGCGGGCAATGATCCAAATGCCCGCAGGACGCACTGTCGTGCTGTACTGCATCCATTCAAGCGTAAGGCTCAACTCCCAAATATTCCTGGTCGGGTCGTCCTTGTTGTACACGAGCAGGTTGCACGCCAAGTCCGACACGACGCGCACGGTATGTGCTGCGGTGGGCTTGCCGTTTTGCCCTGCCAACTTTGACGGCAGGTTGATATCAAACTCTTTGTACCCGTTGTCGTTCAGCCATGGCACCACTTGGCGAAGCTGAGTAGAGTTCAGCACCCATTGGACATTAAACAGATGAGGTAGGTTTTTGAACCTCCTGCGCTGCTTGGTGATGCCTGCCTCGAATTGTGTGCGGACAAGACCAGTCGCCATGGTGGCATCCATGACGGTGCGAGGGCATGGGAAAGTCGTCGGGAACTTCAAGGCTTGATCTCCGCACTTGCGGCGACTTCCCACCAGACATCCGACGATCTTTGGTCAGAGAACTTGATGAGCGTCGAACGGATATCGCTGGTCAATCGGATTGTGTGCTTTGTAAGCGTCGGCGTGCCTGGTAGGTCAGACGGCAAGTCGATGTCAAACCACTGAAAGCCCTTGTCGTTCAGCCACGGAACCAACTGCCCGAGAACAGTCTGATTGCATACCCACTTGATCTCGAACGAGCGCAGGATCGTTGTGTGCCTGCGCCGCTGGCGCGACATCGATGCGGTAAACGCATCCCGCACCAAGCCGACGTCCATAGCCAGCGACATGCTTGCTTGCGGGCACGGGAAGGTCGCTGGATACGCAGCCATCGTCAGGCTCCTTCCGGGACATAAGGCGGCGGGATGTCAGGCGGGATATAACCAGGCTCGCCGGGCAGAATCGGGATCGGCCCTGCGGAGGACGGCCATTCAGCCCAGATTGAGTTGGGCGCTGTGCCTTTGTGGAAAATCACACCATCGGGCGCTGTCCATTGCGTAAGCCCGGTAGGCGTAAGGTACATGTAATGACGGGATCCGAATTGGATATCAAACGCACCCTTGTACTCCCACCACTTGAACTGATACTCGACATACAACTCACCCGTCGTCGGCACCCGGAATGACGTACCCGTCGGAGGTGTGGCACCCGGACCCGTAGGCGGCGTCTGGCGAGGCGGCACGATAGGCATCGCGGGAATCGCAGGCAACGCAGCGGGCGGCGTCACAACGGGCGGCGGACCTGCATCCGTGGTGGCATACGCCTGCCAAGGCAACGCGCCGGTGTAGACCTTAGGATCGTAGGCGACCGCCTCGATCTGCACCGTCGCGCCCTGCGGGGTCATCGAGGTCACGATCCAGTCTGTAACCGCAGTCGTCGAGGTGCCAAAGGCAAACGACGTAGGCTCGATGTCACCGCCAAGCCCTGACACCACAAGAGCCGTGCCAAGCACCATCGTGGAGTCGTCAGCGCCCTTGGTGACAGGCGTCGAGTGAACGACACCGAACTCGTCCCGCACGAGGATCATATGACCCGCGCCCGCCCAGTCGAGCGGCTGATCGACCACCGCCGTGCGGGTGGCGGCATCGTAAGACGCGAAGTATCCAGACTGCCCCCACGACGGCATGTCGTGCGAGACCGCAATCCGATCGCCGTGCAGGACGACAAGACCTTCTAGTTCGGTTTCGAACGAGACGCTTTTGCGTGAGATCGTTCGGCGGTTCGAACGCAGCCTTGCGTGTTGCTTGGCAAGGTCTCGCGAGGTGCAGCCGAACAGCACCACGCTCTCAGTGTTCGTCATCGACGGCGCTTCGTTGCCCGCCAGGTCAACAGTCACGAAGCGTGGGTCAAAGTTCTGCGGGTCTCGGTACTCGACCTTGACGCCCTGCGGGTCGTCGACCTGAGCAAAGACATAGGTCACACGCAGCGAGCCAGCAACGATGTTAGAGCGCCCGAAGAGCGCCATGCGCGTGTCCTTCACGCAGTCATGCACCAGCGTCATCCGCTGCCCCACGCGCATCGGTGCCGCGCCTGCGACTTGCAACGCAACCTGCGAGGCTTCCCATGCTGTCGTCTGCTGATCCAGTACGCCATTGAACTCGACAGCGCCTTGCCACTTGAGCCTGGCGGCATTAACCGCCGTGGTGTCAATCTGCACCGCAGGCACCGGCGAGGCGATCAGCACCTGATTCGTGATGATGTCGGTGTAAACGTCAGCAGGATTGGATAGCGGATTGCCGCCCTGCATCCGCGTGACGCTCATCGAGACCTGCTGCGAAGACGACGACGAGAAGGCGCTGGAAGCCTTCAGGCGCAACGCCGCAAGCGTGACGCCGTTGTATGCAGGCGTGTTAGCCGCAGGCGCGTCAAAGCGAACCTTCAAGCCCGTCCATACGACTTGGTCCTGATGGTAGCGGTCGAGCTTGGAATCGGTGAGCCTGTAAGCCCGCACGCGGATGCGCGTGCCTGCGGCTGCATTCCACCCGCCCGTAGGCGCAGGCAGGTTCAGCGTGTACATCCTCGGGCGGTCGTGAGCGCCTTTGAACTCAGGCTCATACGATCCCGACTGCGTCACCGTGTTGTTGTCGTCAATCCGATCCCAGTCAATATGAATCTTGACCGCGTGTTCGAAGAACGCTCCGGCATTGTCTTGACGGTAAAGACCGCGAGGAAGTTGAATGTCGATCTGCACCGACTCAATACGCATCGGATAGTTCGACTTCCCGACGGTGTACGGACCAACAACCCGATAGTTCGCCCCGACCGCAGCGCCCGTCTGGTCTGGCTCGTTGGCAGCGGCAAGCTGAATCTCGCCCAGGTCTTGAGATGACCAGACGTTTTCCATGAACGGGAGATGCCCGCTCGGGATGTTCGGCGGGCGGTTCGTATTCCAGTCGTGCTGAATGCCGCCAAACACTCCGCCGTGCTGTGCAGGCGTGTAGACCCGAAGCGTATGCTCGTGCCCGTCAGTCAGCAGCGTATTGCCGACGTAGATGTCATTCACCCTGACATCACCAACGCCCAGGCAGAACAAGACGCACAGATACTGCTCCTCGCCGACAAACTCGGTGTAAGGCTGCGCGGCATAGTCAGGCGTGTACCTTGCCACCGTGCCATAGACCACAGGAATAGCCGCGCCAAGTCGCGCCTGGTTGTTCGCAGCGCCAATCGAATAGGTCGGAGACGGGTCGGCGGTCGCCGCCTGGGCTGCAGGCTTCTTGGGCTTGAAGATCGCTCCAAGTACCGCATTGATCGCAAAGCCGATCAGCGCATTGGCAAGCGTCGCCGCGAAGCCAGACGCCGTGAAGAATGCAGCGAACGCAGCAGCCACAGGAGCCGCAGGCAGCAACACAACCGCCACGGTATCGCCCGGCGTGATCACGCTATCGAGCGTGCCCTCTACACCGTTGATGACAACCCGAGCCTGCTTAGCCTGCGGGACAAGATCCCGAACGCGGACAGACTGCTTGATGCGGGTGACCGTGCGCTCAGCAGGCTTGAGCGGGTTCGGGATGATGACGATACTCAACGCGCCCACCTATAAGCCTGCGCGTCCTTATACATCGCCCTGAACGACTCCATACGCTCAAGCAAAACGCCGTGCTTGCGGTGGGTATGCAACACCATGCCCTTTAGCACCGTGCCAATATGCCCAAGCCGCAAGCTCAGCAAGACATCACCGTCAGAAGGCAGGTCGATCTCATAGGCTATATTGTGCCGCTTTTCGTCAGCAATCGCACCAATCTCGGCACGCGCAAGCCCCGTGCAATCGATCTCAGGAACCGCAAAGCCAAACCGCTTGGGAGCCTCGACCGTCAGCGTCCAGCAATCGTAAGCCTCTGGACCCTTGGCTCCAAGGCGGTAAGGCTTACCGATCAGGTCGTTGAACATTAGCGGGAAAGTGCCGGAAAAATTGTGTGCTGGTATCTAGCCCTCGGCCACTGAACATTCAGCAGGTCCGCAGGAACCGCCGTCAGCGTGACCGAGGTGTCGTCAGCCGTGGCGCTCGCGTCCATCACGATCTCGTCAGACGCAGGCGATGTGGTATCCGAATCCACATAGACCCGGAACGTGACGCGGATCGGCGACGAGGGCTTAGTAGCCGCAAGTTCCAGATGCTGCATCATCTCAAGCCCGGCATTCACGATCGTGATCTGCAACTCTGGCGCACCTTCGCCCGATGACTTCGGCAGCGTCACGCTGAACGGCAGCGGCACATAGTCCAACACGCCCGCAGACGTGCCGCCCTGAAAGCCCGTAGGAGCCGACACGAAGGCATACGCCTTGGACCACGCCGGGTGCGTGACGGCTATCGTCTCAAGATAGTTGGCGTCGCTCGGGTTGCTGACGTAGACCCTACGCAGAGCATTGGAGATTGCCATCAGCGTGCCCCCGCCGCTCGGTTAAGACCGTAGGTGCCTTGCATCGCACTCGTGACCACGCCCGCGCCTGCACGGATGTCACGCGCTATGGCTTGTTTGATCTGCTCGATGTAGATCGTGATGTCATTGCCGTTCTGCTCGGTGCGAACCTGTGCGCCTGCATTGTTCACGACGTTCACGTTCACGACGGGCGCTTGAGACTCAACGCCGAGCCTGCCGTCACGACCGCGCCGTAAAGGCATGATTGCCTCCGGGCCAGCCTCGGCAAAAACTGCGCCTTTAGCGTATCGGCTCAAAGCCCCTCTTCCTGGCTCGGCGAAGAAATGCGGAGTGGTGTATACGCCTTGCGGCCACCCGATAGAACTGCCATACGCTGCGCCGTTGGCTTTCCTGCCGACGATGCTCATTCCACCATCGCCGAGCTTCAACCCGAGCGAGTCGCCAAACATGCTCACAAAGAACTTGTTCAGAGCCAGCTTTGGCACGTTTGCAAGGATCGACTGGACCATGCGCTTGAACAGATCAGACGCGCTAGCGGTGCCGCGAGCCA